CGTTCACCAAGGATGAACTCACGCCGCAACAGGTGAAGGCTCTCGGCAATCTGAAGAAGTGGTTCTAGCATGTTCACCTTTGAACTACGCGGCTTCCGAGAATTGATAGGCAGGTTGGAGGGCGAAGCCAGGACTATCGGTGCTCGCACTCGCAAAGGGCTGAGGGATGCCGGGCAGATTGTGCTACAACAGGCGCAAGAAAACGCCAACGGCGCGGTGCTCAACAGGCGAAGCGGGCGGCTGTACTCGGCGCTCAAAACTGTGCAAGAGGAAATGGTTGGGAACAGCATTTCCCAGCTAGTTGGGCTGTCGCTGGCCGAAGTGCCTTATGGAGCTATCCATGAATACGGCGGGGTGATTCACCATCCGGGCTCCGACAAGTTTCAGGTCTTCGAGGCGATGGATGGGAAAATGGTATTCACTCATGGCACACGGGCACACGATATACGGATTCCTGAGCGGTCCTACCTGCGCTCGGCACTCATGGAACAGGCTGTGCCCGCATTTGAGGCGCTCAGGGATGCTATTTACTACGGACGGCCAAGCTCAACGCCGGGAATGACTAGCTCAACGCCAGGAGTAACTAACGTATGAATCATGCTCTGATATACCCTGCCATTTACGCTGTAGCTGCGAAGGCACCGGGATTTGTGACGTTGGAGCGCAAGCTGAAACACTACGCCCGTTACACGCGGCCAGAAATGTTCCCAGTGCTCAATTTCGACCACGGTGATGAAACAGCAAGGCCGATGATGAATGGCGGCCCGACACAGTGGACTCTTAGGCCGTCTTTCTGGTTGTATTTCTGGGCTGGCGATGATAACGTCACGCCGGATGACCAAATCAATGCCGCGCTGGACTACATGGTAACGGCATTCTCACCGGTGAATGATATGCCGCAAACGCTGGGCGGGTTAGTCAATGAAGTGAATATAGACGGAACGATAAAGGTTTTCGAGGTGGCGGACGCGCCGATTCAAATCGCCGTCATTCCCCTCGTGGTTGTAACAGGTTGAACTATGCGCCCTCGTGGCGAAGGAGAACAAAATGACACAGCCTTATGAGCCTGCACGTTACGGATTCCACACGGGAACGATGTGGACAATTCCGAGCGTCCCCGGTGCGACTCCGCAGAAGTTCGGTGTTTTACAAGATGGCACGGTGGATTTCGCTTACAAATCCGCGCAGTTATACGGGCAGATGGTCGCGCCGGTGGCGGTGGACATGTCCGAACTGAAGATATCCGGTTCGGCCAAATACGCCCGAATGCGCGGTTCGGTTGTGCGCGACCTCATGTTTCCCGGTCTAGCGGCTCAGAGTGCCACGCCTGCGCCGGTAATCAAAGAGGGCGAGGTGCTCACTATTACTGGTGAGTCTGGCACGGTAGCCAACTCTGCCACCTTCGTGCGTGATTTGGGCGCATATTATCCCGACGGGACCCCGCTGCAATTGGTCACAACTTTGAGCGCAGTGGGGCAGTACACGGTAGATGGAACGGGGAAATACACGCTCTACACCGGTGACACGGCCACGACTATCGTTGTGGATTATGAGTACATGGGGACCACGGGGAGCGTTATCAGCGTTACGAATGCGCCCGTTGGGGTCATGCCGTCCTTCCAGCTGATTCTACAGGTTATGAGGAACGGCCTGGCCACGGGGTTGAAGCTCTATTGTTGCCGCCCCAGTAAGCTCAACTTCCCCACGAAACTCGGCGCATATACCATTCAACAGTTCGACTTCGAGGCGAGCGCCGACGATAACGGCAGCATCTTCGATTGGATGGGTGTAATCTAGGAGGTCTCATGGTTCCAGGAGTGGTTGTCAATCTTCGGGGGGTGGAGTACACGCTCACCCCCTTGACTCTCGCGCAATTGCGAGATGGCGGCGCGGCGGATATTATCACCGTGCAGGACTGCCTGAGCAAACGGGATATTCTGGCCCCTGCGTTCTTGGAAGCCGTTGCGCGGCTAGTGCACCAGTCAATTCAGGCCAATCACCCAGCGGTAAAGCTCGAAGAGGTCTCTGGGCTGATTGACCTGAAGAACTGGCTAGAGGCGTGGAAGGCTATCCATGGGATTAGCCTGCCAAAAGTGGGGGAAGCGGAGGGAGGCGCTTAGACGAGGTAGATTGGGACGGCGAGATTGCCACGGCGGTCATTATGACCGGCTGGCAGTGGGCTGATTGCGAAGCGTTGAGTCTGCCCCGATTCGCGGCTATAAGTAAGGCCTGGCGTAAATTCGGCCCGCTCGCTCCCTACCTCAAAGCGTCTCCCGAAGAAGAGGAAGAACAACCCGTACCGCCCGAAGTGGAGCTTGAAATGGATGCTATCCTGAACAAGCCGGAGATTCGCCGTGGCTGACGAACTCGACCTCAATGTAGTCATATCGGCTACGTATGCTGACTACCAAGAGGCCATGGAGCAGGCGGCGGAGACTACGCAATCAAGCGCGGAAGCTATCTCTGCTAGCCTGAATCAAGTCACCACCTCCGCGCGCGAGATTCCTATCGTCTACGGTCAAATGGCGTCCTCTGCGCAATCCGCCGCCGCCTCGGTACAGACTCTGGACGCTGCTCTTCCCTCCTTGACAGCCGCTGAGCAACAGAACTTGCTAGTGGCGCATGAGTTATTTCTGGCCCGCGAAGCTAATGCTGAACAGATGATGGGCCAAATGGTACAGGCGGCTTCGGTTGAGGCAGAAGCCTGGGAAGAGAACGCCCGTAGGACCAAAGCGGCCATTGAAGAACAAACTACCGCTGTCACGAGCGGCGGCATTAACATTGAAAATATGATGGTGCGCATGGTGGCCCGTATGGCCATCATGGTGACGGTCATTGCGGCTATTCGTGGCGTCATATCTGCCATAGGCGACGCAATCAGCGAAGAGAAAGACTTCTATGACGCAGTAGAGACCAGCACCGAAGTGTTGGCCAGGCAAGGCGACGCTGCCGATAATAATGAGACCAGGATAAGCAATTATGGCCGGGCTGTACAAGAGGCAGGGATAAAGGAAGCAGATTTCGCAACTATCCTTCGTGACGTAGTACCAGTGGCCGGGAACACGGATAATGCGCTGAATGCTGTACAGCTTGGGCTTGACCTGGTAGCAACTAAGGCGCTGACTGCGAAGGAAGCCGGGGCATTGCTCAGGGGATTGTTGGAGGGTGATGAAAAGTCCGTCAATAAGGCGCTGAAGAATCTTGGCATAAACGCATCAGACGCGCAAGACGCGCTTGAAAAACTACATGCTACGTTTGGTGGTGGCCAGGCAGGGGCAGAGCTAGAAATTAGTACTCTTGACCGGATTAAAGAGGGTTTTGTGGGGTTCTGGAAGCAGGCGGCGGATATTTCGGGCCTAGACACGCTCTGGATGACCCAGTCCGAAAAGCTTAAAAAGCATGTCACCGACCTGCAAAAAGAGGTTGAGAGGCTCAACAAACTAGCTGATGCAGAAAAAGAGCATCCGACCTATGGCGGGGATATAATCGCCAACAATCAATTGCCAACCGCCATAGCTCAGTTACATGAGGCTGAAGAGGCGCTGAGAAAGTTCGAGGAGGCCAAGAAGGCCGCCGAGGAGAAGGGCAGGGAAGCAGAGGAAACGCCCATAGCGACAAATGACTCGCAGATGGACCAGTACAATGCAGCGTTAGACCGCATGGACGCAGAGCGTAAGGCCGCAGCCGAGAAAAGGGCGCGGGAGTTAGAGCAAGAAAACGCCAACTTGGCAAAGTCTGAGCTAGATGTGGCTCATGCAACTGAGCAGGCAGCGGCGGCCCAACTGAAAAAAGCGCAGGACATGAGTTCGGTGGATGATGCTTCCAAGAAAGCCCTGGCAGCGCTCGAAGAAGAGAAAACAAAAGCACTCGCGGTAGCAAAAGCTGAAGAAGACCGCGCCCTGGCGGAAGCTGAAAAGAATGGCGGCGACATTGCCAAGGTACGTGAAACTTACGAAAACAAGGTGCTGGTCATAACGCAAGAATACGCGAATAGGCGCACTGCTATACAGGAAGAAGCCGCCCGGAAAGAGTTGAGCATACAGGGAGAGGCGGCCAAGGGAAATGAGGCTATAGCTAAATCAGAGTTGGACATTGCCAAGGCCACAGAGAAGGAAGCGAGCGAGCAATACCGCATAGCAGCCGGAGCGAGTGCTATCGAGGAAGGCCATATCAAGGCACAGGCTGAGATTACCAAGAGCATATCAGATATCCATGATGCAGCGCAGGCAGTGGAGACAGCGCTTACGGAAGAGCAGACCAAGGCCATTGCGGTGCTGCACGCCGAGGCCCAGCAGGCGATTATCGAGGCCAAAAAGAGCGGGGAGAGCGTTGACGCCGTAAAGAAAGAGTATGCTAACAAGGAACTCGCGCTCAAAAAAGAGACGGCGGCTAAGATTGATGCCATTGAAAAAGACTCTGCGAACAAAATCAAAAAGATTGATGATGACGTAGAAAAACACAAGGAGGAACTCAACCGCCGAGAATTGGCCGCCGCTCACCGAACGACTAGCGACCTGCTGGGAATGATGAGTGAGTATGGCGGGAAGACAGGCCAGACATTAGCCCAAATAGGCGGCTTCGCAGAGCAGATGTACCAGCTTTGGCGTGACGCTTCGGAACTATTCCACGCCTTCGAGGAGGCCCGAAACACGACGGCGGCCATACAGGCTATCGCCACAACAAAGACGACAGCGGCAGCGCAAATATCCGCGAGCGCGGGCGCGGGCGCGGCGGCAGCGGGTGCGTCTGTCGCTCAGGACGGCCCTTACGGGTGGATGATGGTCCCGGCTGTGGCAGCGGAGACATTCTCGGAATTGATGTCATTCCAGGCGAGTGTCGTGGCCGCTCAAGGCTATGAAGTGCCGTCGTATGCGTCGCCGGTTGCTCAACTACATCCGCGTGAAGTGGTGTTGCCAGCGAATATCTCGGAGGGGCTGAAGCGCATGATATCTATGGGCGCAGGCGGGGCGCAGAATAACTACATCAATATCCAAAGCACTGACGCGAAGAGCGTCAAGCAGTTGTTCCTGGAGCATAAGGGTGCGCTGGCTTCGGCATTGCGCAGCCATGCAAGAGATTTCGGGAGAGTACAGTGAGCACTCCGGTTATCAATTCAATCTTCCCGGCCAGTTGTAGCTATGATGGTGGCACGTCCGTAACGATAACAGGAACGGGATTTACGGGCGCTTCAGCGGTCATGTTTGGCAATACCGCAGCCACGTCTTTCCAGGTCAATTCCGACACGCAGATTATCGCTGTAGCGCCAGCCGGGCCGATTGGAAGCACAGTCAATGTGACTGTTAGGGGCGCTGCTATCCCGCCTCCGGCAAATATAATCTGTACTGTAGGCTCTGGGAACTTGCCAACAGGCACCTACTATTATCGGGTTACTTCAGGCACCGACCACGGTGAAACGACGCCTTCGGCTGAAGTGTCTCTGGCAATCACTGGGCCAGCGGGCGTGAGCATTAACTGGGCCGCCGTTACAGGGGCGACCTGGTATGGAATCTATGGCCGGAGCAGTGGTGGTGAGTTATACCTCGACTGGTGCTATAATCCACCATTGCTTGATGATGGTTCATCAAGTCCTGACCCTAGATACCCTCTGCCGACTGTGAATACTACGGGGCCAGTTAGTAACGGCGTGGCTGTCCAATACTATGGTTCTTTCCCGGAGTTCCCGCTATCGAATAGGAGCATCGTTTATGGATTAGCGGTCAAGAAAACGCCGGAGTTTTCCAGCGTCGTGCAGCGCGGTATCAACGGCGGACCGGCGTTAGTGGTTGGGTTCTTCCCAGCGCCTATTTACCACTATGAAATACCGATTGATGGCTTGACACCTACTCAGATGGCAACGTTGCGCGCTTTCTATGAAGCGGTTTATGGCCAGTTGCTACCATTCCAGTTCACCGACCCCGAAACAAATAGTACGGTCACTGTGCGTTTTGAGACAGACCAGCAAGAGTTTGACAGGATAACAATGGGCCGTTGGAGCGGAGCGGCTATTAAATTGGTGACGGCATGAAAGCGACTGACACTGCATTCCTGAATTGGCTGAAGACGACAACTGCGTTCTGGTACGCCGATGTGTACGAGTGGACTTTGGCAGATGGCACTGTCACCGTAGGGACTAGCTGGCCAGGTGATATACTAGAGAATGTCTGGGTTATTAGTGTCAGTTCAATGAAATACTCTTGCGACTTGTCCGTGGATTCCGTCAAGGTAACTATCGGGCTCCCCGCTAAGGGGCTTACCCCGTCTGGCAATGAATCAGCCGAGTTGCGCGCTGGCCTGTTTGACGGGGCGACTCTCCGGCTTAGCCGCGTATTTATGACTGCGCCAGGAGTAGCCTTTGCGTCAGAGGATAATCCAGTCGCGCTTTTTTCTGGTCGCGTTTCTAACGTGCAACTGGACGGAACGAAGGCGGAAATAGAAGTCAAATCCAATTTGGAATTGCTCAATATCCAACTCCCGCGGAATCTCTATGGGCCGCAATGTAGGTGGACATTGTTTGATGGCCAGTGTAGGCTGCAAGCCGCTAATTATCAAGTGACAGGGACGGTAGTTTCCGCAACGGCGACGCATATAGTATTGAGCAATATCGGCGGCAAGCCTAACCACTGGTTTGACCAGGGCCAGTTAACGGTGAATGGGTTATCAACCAATGTGAAAACGCAAGTCGGGACTGGCATAGACATCTTCCCGCCCTTCGCAGTCGCGCCGCAACCAGGCGATGGCTATACACTCTTGCCCGGCTGTGATAAAACTCTAGCGACCTGTCAGTCTAAGTATAACAACAGGCTCTATTTCGGCGGGACTCCCTTTGTGCCGAAGCCGGAGACAGCATACTAATGACTGAGCAAGAAGAACGCCAGCGAGTTGTGGAGATAGCCAAGTCCTGGTTAGGGACGCC